TACGCTATCGGCAAACCACACGCTATTCACCCATTGGGATGAGTGTCGCCGCCTGACCTTCAGGGAGTGGAAGCGGCTTGGGTCATTCCCTGATGACTATTTGGCGAAGGATGAGAAGATTGGAAAATACATGGTAGGCATGAGCGTGCCGCCCCGCATGACGCAGGCGGTGGCGTCTGCCGTGATCGACCAATGGCTAGATGGAGGTTCACATGGGCAAGCGAGGCCCGCGCAAAGAGCCGACGATCCTGAAGATCGCCAAGGGCAACCCCGGCAAAAGGCCGCTCAACAAAAGCGAGCCAAAGCCGCCAAGCGATGACATCACGCCGCCCGAGTGGGTGACCGGCGTTGCTCGCGAGAAGTGGGACAACGTCGTGCCGAAGCTGCTCGGCATGGGCGTGATGACGAACGCCGATGTGGACACGATCGCCCGCTACTGCACGATGCACGAGCAGTTTTTGAAGTACCTCGACCAGTGCCGGCAAGGATTGGACGTGCTCGTCATTCGCGACCAATCGGGGAACGTCAAGTACACACAGACCGCGCCGGCCGCGACGATGATGATGAAGCTGGCCGTGTCGATGCTGCGGATCGAGCAAGAGTTCGGGCTGACTCCATCGGCCAGGAGCGGATTGAGTGCCACGAAGCCTCCAGACCAAAACGACGATGACGCGGAGATGTTCGCGTAAGCCGCCGAACAACAAAGCCGCCAATTTCGCGGTGCGGTTCTTCCATGAGAACCTGACGCACAGCAAGGGCGAGCTCGGCGGCAAGCCGTTCCTCCTCGAGCCGTGGCAGCAGCACTACATCCGCACGCTCTTCGGCACGCTGCGGCCCGACGGGCTGCGACAGTACCGCACCAGCCTGCTGGCGATCCCGCGAAAAAACGGCAAGTCGTCGCTGTGTGCCGGCATCGCGCTCAAGCTCATGTTCGATGGTGAGCCGGGCGCGGAGATCTACTCCTGTGCTGCCGATCGCGATCAGGCTCGGCTCGTTTTTGAGATGGCGAAAGTCTGCGTCGAAAACTCGCCGAAGTTGCGGCAGCGGCTCCGCGTGTTCAGAAACTCTATCGTGCGAGAGGAGACGCACACGGTCTACCGGGCTCTCTCGGCCGAAGCATTTACGAAGCACGGGCTCAACGCTCACGGCGTGATCTTTGACGAGCTGCATGCCCAGCCCGATCGAGAGCTCGTCGATGTCATGTCCACGAGCATGGGCGCGAGGCGGCAGCCGCTGCTGGTCTACATCACGACCGCGGGCTATGACCGCCGCAGCGTGTGCTGGGACATCTGGAAATACGCCGAGGCTGTCGCGGCCGGCACGATCGACGACCCGACGTTTCTGCCGGCGATCTACGCTGCGGCACCGGACGACGATTGGCGGGACGAAGCGGTGTGGCGGCGATGCAACCCGAACCTCGGCGTGTCGGTCAAGCTCGACTACCTGCAGCACGAGGCGGCCCGGGCGGTCGAGATGCCGTCATACGAAAACGCGTTTCGGCAACTGCACTTGAACCAGTGGACGGAGCAGGATGTCCGCTGGCTGCGGCTTGACCAGTGGGAGCAGGGCAACGTGCCGTGCCCGGTCGTGCTCGACGGCCGCGAGTGCTGGGCCGGGCTCGACCTGGCGACGACGTTTGACACGACCGCGCTGGTACTGCTGTTCCCGCTCGAGGACGGCCGCTACTGGGTGCAGCCGCACTACTGGATTCCCGAGGAGAACATGCGCGACCGCGTCCGCCGCGACCGCGTGCCGTATGACATGTGGGCGCGGCAGGGCCACCTAAGGACGACGCCGGGAAACGTCACCGACTTCGATCAGGTGCGAGCCGATATCAACGCGATCGCTGCGAAATACAACATCCGCCAGGTGGCGATCGATCGCTGGAACGCCACGCAACTGGCGAATCAACTGCAAGGCGACGGGGTGTCAGTGGTAGGGTATGGACAGGGCTACGGGTCCATGAGCGGGCCGGCGAAGGTTTTGGAGTCGCTCGTGGTCTCCGGCAAGCTCTTGCACGGCGGGCACCCGGTGCTCGCGTGGCAGGCGGGCAACGTCGCGATACAGCGGGACAGCAGCGGCAACATCAAACCGTCCAAGGCGAAGAGCACGGAGCGTATTGACGGCGTGGTGTCGCTAGTGATGGCTCTCGGCGTCCAGGCGTCGCAAGAAATCAAAGGCCCGGCGATCGAACCCTCGATCCTCTTCCTATGATTGCACCCGCAGATCGAATCCTCTGGCTGCCGACCTCGGAATTTGAATCCCGCGAGTGGGACTACGAATCCGGCGGCTACGGCGGCAACCGCAATCCGTCGGGCGTGCGGGTCGATCCCGAGACGGCGCTGCGGTCTACCGTCGTCCTCGCCTGCGTCCGCGTGCTGTCGTCCAGCGTGGCCGGGCTGCCGCTGCACCTCTACCGGCGGCTGCCCAACGGCGGGAAAGAAATCGCCCGCGAGACGCCGCTGTATCGCATCCTGCACGACCGGCCGAACGGCTGGCAGACGAGCTATGAGTGGCGGGAGCAGATCATGCTCCACCTACTCACGCACGGGCAGGCGTTCGTCGAGATCGCTGGTGCCGGGCCGGCGACGCAGCTGATCGTGCTGCACCCGAGCCGGATGCAGGTTGAACGGATCGAGAACGGGCGGCTGCGATATCGCTATCGCGAGGATCGCGGCACCGAGACGATCTACTCGCAAGACGCGATCATGCACCTGAGGTGGCTCTCGGATGACGGCGTCAGCGGCATGGTCCCGGTCGAGCTCGCCCGCGACGCGATCGGGCTGGCCCGTGCGTGCGAGATCCACGGGGCGAGCTACTTCGGCAACGGTGCCCGGCCCGGCGTGGTGCTTTCCACCGACAGCACGATTTCGGCGGAGACTGCGGAGGCTCTGCGAAACAACTGGGAGCGGATGCACCGCGGCAGCGAGCGGGCGCACCGCACGGCGGTGCTCCAGGGCGGGCTCAAGCCGATTGAGCTCGGCGGCGGCAACATGCAGGAGTCGCAGTTTCTCGAGACGCGGCGTTTCGCGGTCGAAGAGATCTGCCGCGTGTACGGCGTTCCGCCGCATCTCGTGGGCGACCTCACGCGTTCGAGTTTCTCGAACATCGAACAGCAAAGTCTGGATTTTGTGAACAACGGCTTGATGCCGTGGCTGCGTCGCATTGAACTGGCGGTCGGCCGCGACCTGATCACCGACGACACGCTCTTCGCGGAGTTCGACACGCGCGGCTCGCTGCGGGCCGACGCTGCCGGGCGATCGAGCTACTACAACACGATGTGGAACCTTGGCGTGTTGAGCGTCAACGAGATCCGGGCGTTGGAGAATCTGAACCCGGTCGATGGCGGCGACACGCGGTTCGTCCAACTCAACATGACGACGCTCGACAAGGCGGCGGCCGAGCCCGAGCCGGTGCCGGTCGTCGAGGAGATCGTCGTCGAGGAGCCGGTGGCCGAGGCGGTGCCGGCAACGGTGACGGATGCCGAGCCACAGGTTGCCGAAGTCTCGCTCAATGGTGCCCAGATCACGGGCCTGATCGCGATCGTGCAGGCGATTTCCGACGGGCTTGTAAGCCGCGACGGCGCGGCCGCGATGATCGCCGCGGCATTCCCCTCGATCTCGCCGCCGCAAATCGACGCGATCCTAGCGGGCGTCGTTGAGCGTCAGCCGGCACCAGCGGCGGATGTGTCGCCAGCACCAGCGCCCGAGGCTCCCGTCCTAGAGGAAGCGTCGCAGCGAGCGGAGCCCGGCAGCGTGAGCGAAGGCGACTTCGTCTCGTGGGGCTCGTCTGGCGGGCGAGCTCGTGGACGCATCGACTACGTCATGGGCAACGGCACGCTTGATGTGCCGGGCACCGACTTCAAGATCGACTCGACGGAGGAAGACCCGGCGGCGCTCATCACAGTCTACGAAGAGGTCAGCGGCGGATGGCGGGCGACCGACACGCAGGTCGGGCACAAGGTCTCGACGCTCACGAAGATCGACGCGCTGCCAGAGCCGCCGCCTGCGGAGGAGCCACGGGCGAAGCCACGGAGGCGACGACGTGGCGGCTAGGTATGACCACATCGACTTCTCGCCGCCGTCGGGCGTGCGTGAAGAGGCTGCAAGGGGGCTTGCATGGCGCGACGAATTCGGCCGCGGCGGCACGGCAGTAGGCGTAGCCCGAGCGAGAGACCTGTCGAACGGAGTCAACATCAGCCCGCAGACGGGCAGGAGAATGAAGGCGTACTTCGACCGCCACCAGAGCGACAAGCAGGGGAAGGGATTTCGCCCAGGCGAGGACGGCTTTCCATCAGCCGGACGCATCGCCTGGGCGCTTTAGCTATGGGGTGGCGACTCGGGGTATTCATGGAGCAGAAAACTTGTGACGCAGATGAACGCAGCGGACGAGAGCGAAAGGAGCACGACGATGGAGATTGAGCGACGCAGCCTGGCGATTGACGAAGTAGAGTCTGCGGTGCCGCTGCTCGCGGTCGAGAACCGCAGCGAGGACGACGGCAGCGAGCGCGAGTACATCGTCGGCTACGCCGCGAAGTTCGGCGTGCTGTCCCTCGATCTCGGTGACTTCGTCGAGCGGATCGACCCGGGCGCGTTCGGCATCGTCGCCGAGCGTCGCGGGCGTCGTCGCCCGCTGGAGACGCGGGCGCTGTGGAACCACGACGCGAACTACCCACTCGCGAGGTATCCCGGCACGCTGTCGCTCAAGGTCGATGAGGTCGGGCTGCGGTACGAGTTCCCGGTGCCCGACACGTCCTACGGTCGTGACATCGCGGCAAACATCAGGGCCGGGATCGTGCGTGGTTCGTCGTTCTCGTTCACCGTGCCGAGCGGCGGCGACTCGTGGGCTGTCGAGGAAGGTCGCAGCGTCAGGACGATTCAGCGCATCGACTCGTTGCTGGATGTTTCCCCAACGACTTTCCCGGCGTATCCCGACGCCGACGTGAAGGTTGCCCAGCGGTCCTACGATGCGTTCGTCCGTCAGCGTGACGCCGAGGCTCACCGCCGCATGGCGGTAGCGGCCTGTGCCCGAGAGCTCCGCGAGTATCTGAGGCAGCATGGCCGCTAGATCAGGCGACACGTGTCCGCGGTGCAACGCCGCGCGGCTCAACGTCTACGCCAGCCAGTGCCGCGGCGAGTATCAGACACGCTATCTGCGGTGCCCGCGATGCGGACACAACGACAAGAGCGTCGTGCCTGTCGAGTTCATCAGACGCCGGATGGTAATACCTAAGTAGGTAACTACTCCGAAGAGTAACTGAAAGGATCGCGGCCTGACCGTGTAGGGTGTGATTAGGCGGCTTGATTGCCGCCGCATCCCGACCAGGAGTCACGCCGTGGACAAGATCAAGGCACTGCTCGACGAACTCGCCGCTGTCGTTGCCGAGATGGAGGCGATGAGCGAGGCTCCCGCCGAGGACGGCGAAGCGATGCCCGCCGAGCAGGAGTCGTCGCTCCGGTCGCTGTCCGAGCGGGCCGAGAAGCTCCGCAGCCAGATCGAGTTCCTCCGCAGCGTCGAGGCGAAGTCGCTCGAGCTGCGTGCCGTGCTGGAGCGTGGCGCTCCGGCCAAGGTGGTCGAAGCCAAGCAGGAGGAAGCCCCCGTGGAAAAGCGAACCGTCCCCGCGATCCCCGTGTCGCACGGCCCGCTCAAGGCGTTCCGGTCGGCCGAGTCGGCCTACCGTGCCGGGATGCACATCAAGGGCTTCATGTTCGGTGACGCCGAGGCTCGCCGCTGGTGTGCCGATCACGGCGTCGAGAGCCGGGCCCAGGCGGGCGGGATCAACTCGCTCGGCGGCGTGCTCGTCGCTGCGGAGATGGCGAACGAGATCGTGCGGCTCGTCGAGGAGTACGGCGTCTATCCGCAGTACGCTCGCCGGGTGCCGATGAACAGCGACACGCTGAACATCGCCCGTCGCACCGGCGGGCTCGCCGCCTACCCGGTCGGCGAGAACTCCGAGGTCACCGCGAGCGACGTGACGTTCGACAACATCGAGCTCGTCGCGAAGATCTGGGGCGTCGCGAACCGCGTCCCGAACTCGCTGTTCGAAGACTCCGTGATCGACCTCGCGGACCTGATGGCGGTCGAGACCGCCCAGGCGTTCGCCGAGGCGTTCGACAACGCGGGCTTCATCGGTGACGGCACCTCGACCTACCACGGCGTCGAGGGCGTGACGAAGAAGATCGTGAAGAGTGCCCATTCGGCGTCGGTCGTGACGGCTACCTCGAACACCTCGTTCGGGGCGCTGACCATGACCAACTTCACCGACATGGTCGCCAAGCTCCCGCTCTACGGGCGTCGATCGGCTCGGTTCTTCATCAGCCCCGCTGGTTGGGGTGCGGCGATGCTGCGGCTTGCGATGCTGCCCGGTGGGTCGTCCGGCCCCGGAGGCAACAGCACGAGCGACGTGGCGACCGGGTTCGGCGAGCGGTTCCTCGGCTACCCGGTGACGCTCGTCCACTCGATGCACTCCAGCCTGTCGGCTTCGACCGGCGAGGTGGCGGTGCTCTTCGGCGACCTGTCGCAGGCTGCGGTCTTCGGCGAGCGGCGTGCGATCAACATCCGCACGGCGAGCGAGCGGTACGTCGAGTATGACCAAGTTTTGACTTTTGCAACTGCCCGCAACGCGATCGTCGTGCATGACTGCGGCTCGGCCACGAAGGCTGGCCCGGTCGTGGCTCTCAAGTTCGGCTGATCCGACTGACTCTCAACCCTCCGAGGAGAACTGATCCGTGAACCATCTCGAAGCGACGACGAAGTCCGTCGTCGGTCACACCGAGAACCTGACGGCTGCACAGACCCACACGCTGACGATCGACACGCTGGGCTACGCCTACGTGTCGGTGGACGTGTGCCAGGAGGCGTGGGGTAACGCGGGCTACACCTCGCAGGCTGCGTTCACCGTGCTGAAGCTCGAGGAGAGCGACCTCTCGGGGTCGGCCTACGCGAACGTCACGGCGTTCGTTGGCGGCGGCACCGGCGGGTTCACCATCCCGACGCCGTCCAGCACCTCGGCCGACGTGGTCGTGCGGATGGACGTGGACTGCCGTGGTCGCAAGCGGTACCTGAAGCTCACCGCCACGCCCTACACGACCGGCACCGTCTACACGGTCGCCCGGCTCGGCAAGGGCACCGACGGCCCGGT